TCTTTTTTTGATCGTATTAAAAACTTGTTGCTTGAAGGAACTAAAATTATGCATGCTGTGAAAGAAATGTCGCTTAGATCAATAATGCTTGGACCCTTTGTAAGATTGGGTGCAATTGCCGCTACTTTAACACAATATAAGAATACCCCAACAACTAGAAAGCACCCTTTTTCTGTACATTTTTTTGGACCACCTGGAATAGGAAAAACATTAGTAACTGAAAAACTTGCAACTACTGCTTTTGAAATTTACCCCGAATCGATTTATACGAGAAATGTTAACTCCGATTATTGGGATGGATGCGCAGACCCCAACATGATAGTAATGGACGAGTTCATGGTGGGAGATTCCGCTGACAAACTGAGAATTGGAAAGGAATACTTGACGTTAGTTTCGACAGGGCAGTTTCAGCCCCAAATGGCTTCAGTAGATAACCCGACTGTTGGAATAAAAGGAACTGTGATCGCACCATCTGTAATTTGGACTATGAATAATGACCCATACTTTCACGCTGAAGGAATACCACCGGCTGCATTAAATAGGAGGAGACACGTCGTCATTGAAATGTCACCTTCTAATCAATTCCGTGGAGAACAAAACAAACTTGACATAAGCCGTTACTCGAGAGAAGAACTCTCAGAAATAGTTTGGGCCAAGTTTAGGATTCACCCTTCTATGAGCCAAAGAGGCTATATAAATATGAATCCATGGTTGACTTACGGAGATTTGATTCATGAACTAAAGAACCGGTACGATGCCCATAATGAAGCATGCGAAGCAGTGGCTGAAGCGATGGGAGGAGGAATGGCCGAGAAGATCGATCCTGAGGCGTTGATAAACGAAGCACTCCGGCAAAGCTACGGACTTCCTGGAAAGGTATTATCCATAAAAGATGCTCTTATGAGTATCATGGGTTTCCCTGTTCATGAAGAACCTGAAGCTAAGGCGGAAGCACCTTGGGAATACGAAAGAAAGACTGAGACTGGTGAGATAAAGCCCGAAGGACCCCACATACATTTGTGTTGTGTTTGATGAGAGTGCACAAGAATAGAATAAATGATTTTACTTGTACTAAGTGTAATAAAGTTAATCCTTGTAATATTGAAATTAAGTTTGATGATGGTGAGATTTTGTACACTGCTTATGATAAGAAAATTAAAAC